TCCGTTTCCAACACTGGAAATCCAACTATTAAGCATTTGTAAATGCATAGCATTGTCAACAGCATAATTATAACCAGATTGATCGCCTACATAACTACCGTTATAATACCATCTACCAGATGATTGATATTGACCGTTGTTAGTAGTACCCCATGCATCAGCAGCAGCATTTGGATCTCCATTTCCTCCACCTCCTCCTGATACAGTTGGAGCTGTTATTGCTGCAAAGTTCAATAACAATTCAGTACCTGAAACATTCGTTGGCAGAGACGTTGGAATAGTTATGGTAGATCCACTATATAAAGCAGTTCCTAACACATATCTAAATCCAGCAATTGAATTATTATATGCAGTTGAGAAAGAGCTTCCATTGATGATGAAATTAGTTTCATTAATAGTTGTAATAACGCCATTCGTTGCAACTAAATTTCCATTCAGATATGCAGTTATTGTCCCACTTGTTCTCTGAACCACAAAGTGGTTCCAAGCATCAAGCGTAACTGCGGTAGAAGTATCAAATCCATATGAATTAGTACTAATACGAATCGTGGACGAACCAACTTGAACAAATGCAAGTAAACCATCTGAAGCATATTGACCAAAAAGTACTTGCACTGCACTTGCGCCGCTGGCAGGTTTAATGAAAGCTTCCCAAGTGAAATCATTAGTGGATATTGCTGTAGTTGATGCGCTTAAATATGAAATTGCTGCATTAGAAGTAGCGGCTTTAATACCACCGCCTTCATCTGACTGAGTTACATTTCCATGTAATGTTACTGCATGAGATGCAGAAGAAGAATCATCATACCAGTTAGAACTTGGAGGAGTATAAACTCCAGTAGTACCAACTACAGTTCCTCCATTATATGATCCAGTTGCAAAATTAGCATTTCCACATACTGTTGCACCATTTGCATTACTTGCCGTATCTGCAAAAATAGCATTTCCACATACTGTTGCACAATTAATCGCAGATCCATAAAATGATCCAGACTGACTTACAATACCATTATTTACTGCAGATGCACAAAAAGATGCATTAGCTACAGATCCCGCATTAACTGCAGTATCTACGAAAATTGCACATGTAGTTACAGAACTACAATTAATTGCATTTCCAGAAAAAACAGCAATCGAAGCAGTTCCACTATTTACCGCAGTTCCCGCAAAAACTGCATTACATGAAATTGTTCCCACATTGATTGCTGTATCGAAAAAATATCCAGAAGAAATTAATCCACAATTTTGTGCATCTCCACAAAAAGAAGAAGCTCCAACAATTACGTTGGCGTTTGCTGAATAGTTGATAGACCCACTATTAAATGTTACGTTACCACTTATTAAACTCATATATTATATTATGTTAAATTAAAAAGAAAAAAATAAATTACAAAAAAACTCCACCACCCGTTAGAATGGTGGAGTTAATTTATAGTTAATGAATATTATACGAAATCGACTCCGAAGAATTCGGCATTTCCATATATCTGTCCATTGAATACTGCTGCGCCCGTTGATACAAAACAAATTCCATCTGGACTTGTTATTGCAGTAGTATCTATTGAATTGGGTTGAACCCATAATCCACAATCCAAATTAACAACGGCGGGAACAGAACCTACCATTTGAACATTAGACGATCCACTTGGAAGTGAGGTGGCATGATCAGTAAATGTATTTTCAGTAAACCAGTTGCCACCAACATTAAACCAGTTAGAATCATCCAAGCCCTGCCAGTAAAGTCCAATACCATCGGGACCAGACATTCCACTCATCTTAGTTGAAACCATTTCCAAACTAGAAGTCCAGTAAGTATTGCCTTTTACTTGGAGTGCGAACGCAGAAGCGCCAGCGCAAATTCTGACATCATGATCAACATTACCTGTATGATATGTAGTTTTAACTAATTCATCTGGAAGTATAACACTACCATTTTCTCTTACAGCAGCACCTTCTAATCTAAATGAATCACAATTTCTAGAAACAAAATCGGCATTTATTAATGCGATTGAATTATTATCTAATTCAACATCAATAATAGTAGTCCAGTTGTTATTTCCAGGGCAGACCTTTCCAGCTACTGAAGAATATTGAGCATCTCCATTTTCCGCGAACTTTCCAGGGCTTTGAACCAATGAATAATTATTTTTTGCTTTTCCATACTCTCCAACAATCAAAGATCCACAGGAAACCGTGGTATTTGTATCACCTAATTTATAAGAATAACTTTTCGCCAAGTTGATTGTATTAGCTTCTTCGAATGGAGATATGGCAGTCAAACAAGAATCAAGATCAGTAACATCTGTTATTGCATGACTATGTCCAGTAACTGATTTACCAGAAGCGATGTTATCAAATACAGAAGTTAATACGTAGCCATTTCTATTAGCTGTAAATGAACCAGAAGTAGCATAATCATCCTCAACTCCCGAAATAGTATTATTAAGTAATAAAACTACATCAGATACAGTTATACTGCTCCCACTAAAACAAACATCATTACTATAAATAGAAACAAGGCAAGCTCCATCGGCTGTGTGATTATTCACATTTAACAAAGCGCCCTCTTCAGCAGCAAGACGGCACCAATTACTTAATGTTTGATAAGCATTTACTCCAGAATTAATTAAGATATAGTTAAAATGATTTACAGTATCAAATGCAACGTCACCAATTGTAGCGGTGCTCAATCCAGTTAAACTAGATGGAGTGCTAATGATAAATGTTTCAACCAAAGTTGGATCAGGAAGAACTGAAGAATCAATGAAACCTGAAACTCCCACACACAATATACAAGAACCAGCGGTTCCGACATTATGTTGAGACTCAGAAGCAGTGCCAAATGTTGCTTGTAATGCATAGGGGGCAAATAATGCGCCAGTTCCATTATTATCAGTATAATAACTCAAACAATCTGAAACGCATTGAGTAGTGGCATAAGATAATAACGTATTTGTTAATGAAGAACTAGTTTCGTAAGGTATGACATCATCATTGAAATCAGATTCTGTTACATAATTGGTAGTTAAGTAAGTGGAATCTGTATATCCAGTAGATAGAAATTGAACCGCTAATTCTACATTATTTCCATATCCAGCTACTGAATCCAAATCAACGCCAGAGATAAAAACTTGTCCAGTTTTTAAATTTACGCTATCAACACAATTATCTGGATTTAGCAAGGGAACCCAATTTGAAATATTATTAAACAAACCATCTCCCAATACAAATGTCATGTATGTATTAGTTGTTATAGCAACACTACCTTTTTTAGCAGCATTCAATAATACTAATTGTCCACTATTTGAAACAACAAATGCGCAAGATTTAATTGCATCTGGTAGGGTTGAAATGTTAATCAAATTATTTTGATTAACTAATGCTGCATTATACGCAGTATCATTAGCATTCAATGTTGAAGCAGTTCCAATATCTGAAGTTTCAACTAATAAATCAAGACATGATTGTAATCCACTAATTGAAGAGATGTATGCACCGTCTTGCGTTATTAAAGTAACGCAGCTTCCAGCTACTGCTGGTTTAGGAAATGTAAATGAACCAGTGAAGGCTACATATGAGCCAGCAAGATCCAAATTTCCACCCGCTGTATGATCTAAATTAAAAGCCATAATTTTATTTTTTTAATAAACTTCTAATTTATATTAGTCCCAGATGATTTTGGTTACGGTGGAGCTAGTTACCCATTGCATACTATTCGTAGAATCACCAGTTACAACTATTTGAATTTTTCCATCTGTGGTATTAGCTACTGCATCGACAAAGTAAACTCCAGATGTATTTACATACGTATCAATTGCTACGTCACCTAGAACTTGAGTTGAACCAGCATTATTTTCTCTATTTGCAGATCCATTAACTTTAAAAGCTGCATAACCAGCAGAAGTGCGGCCAACAACATAAGAACTAAATACAATGTTTGAATAATTCTGCATACATATTTCAGCGACTGCAGTTGCGGAATTACTATTAGTTACTTGTTTAGCTACCAATTTACTAACTTGAGCTTCTCCAGGATTAGATAATAATCCAGCACCTTGGGCGATTTCATAAGCCTGAACTGTTTTTGCAGCTTGGCCGAGAGCTACGGAATAGCTTCCACATGCTTGATTATAATGTGGATTAGCGGAACTTGCTAAAACTGCAGAATATCCACCATCTCCAACGCAGAATACCGTAATAGAAGCTAAACATCCAGTCAATGATGTCACATCTGACATTACATGACCATGACCAACATTAGATTTAGAATTGAAAACTCCAGTAGCAACTCCAGTTGTAACATAATCAAGCATTAAATTTGAAGCTTCAGAATCAGTTAGGTAATCATTCTGGATAGCAGTAATTCTGGAATCTAATCCAGAAATTGCATAACTAATTGTTTCTGTATCATAAATGGTAGAAGAGTCAGCAACTTCAATATCTGAAGTGGTTAAAGTAATTACTCCATTAATTGGAGATAAACCATTAATTCCAGTGATGCTTCCTACTGAAGCCGCGAATTGTGCCCAGTGTGCGATATTTGAATAATCAGATTCTTTAAGAATGTAGTTTCTATTTGAACCCGTAGCGATTGCAACGTCTCCTTTTTGAGCGGATGTCAAGGAAATTAAATCTCCAGAATTATTAACAATAAATGTATCAGTAATAGCTAAGTGAGGAATAACTTCATCTGGAATCTTTCCATCATTATTTAATTGAACTACATTACCAGCGGATAATCCAACATCTAAAGAAGCCGCTGAACCAGTAGAAGAATTAAGAACGTAATCTTCTAGGGTTGTAGTTATTTGGGTTGTGGTGGAATAATCAGCTAATGTAGTTGATAGAGCGCTTGTAGTCTCATAGTCATTCAAGGTTGTTGTCAAATCTGTTGATAAAACATAATTAGACAAGCACTGATGCACAAATCCAGTGGTAGCATAATCAATTAAAACAGAAAGATTGGCTTTTACAGTTGCTAAATCTCCAATTGCATAATCTATCGTTTCTGAAGCATAACTTCCAGAGCTGATTGAGACATTAGATCCATCCAAAACAACATCTCCAACGTAACCATTAACGCATGTTACAGTTTGAAGTGGGAAAAGAATTTCTTTCCAATTTCCACTTGTGGCGTAAGCGTTTACTCCACTAGAACAAAGGATGTAATTTTTATTTTCACTTGAAACAATGCCTATGTCACCAATGCTAGCAGCATCGTTCATAGTTAAGTCTGTGAAATTACTTACGCTAAATACGTCTCTAATAGCTACTGAAGAAATCAATTCGTTTGGAATTTTTCCATTTGAATCTAACTGGACAACTTGTCCAGCTGATGTACCATAATTTAAAGAAGCTGCACTACCAGTAGTTGATTTTTCTACTTTGTTTGATAGCGCGTTAGTTAATCCACTGATTTCTGCAATTGTAGCTTCTCCAGAAATCAACAGAGTTGGAGATCCTTGAGAAATTATATTTGGAAATGTAAATACAAAGGTATCAGAAGGAGCGCCTTCTGGGCCTTTTAATGTGATGTTTGCTGAACTTGTGTGGTCGAAATTAATAGCCATAAATTATATATGTACTATAATTTACACAATCTATAAGTCATCTAAACCAGCATCAAGTATTTTATTGTTAATATTTTGTGGAAGTTCCCTAATTGCTCTCAAATCGTAACAAGAAGCGTCAAAACCAGATATATTTAAATAAGTTTTTGTTTGTTCAATTTCAATATTTGAACTTTGACTTAATGCATTATTTATTGAAGTTATTGTTACTTGACCGTTTCCACCATCAACTATGCCTCTTCTTATTAATCCCATATAATTAATATTTATAATATACGTTACTTAATAGACCTTGTCCATTAATTCCAGCCCAAGGAATTAATCCATCTTTATCTTCAGTTATATTTACTAAAATTCCTTGAAACCCACCAACTGGAGAACTAAAAGTCTGATCTATAGATGATTTAGCATAAATCGGATATGTTAAAATTGGAACTGCTGTGTGATAACTGCAAAATTGAAGAAATAAAGGCTCGTAATTAAAATCCGAATCAATTAAAAAACCTACTAATCTAGAAGCCCTATCGCTAACTTCTACAACTTGCCCAGTTAAATTTGGATTCCTATATCCAGAAGAAGTTCCAGCTCCAAAGTCATCTGGATTAAGAGGTCTCCAATTGCCAATTTCACTATCATATAAATAGTTAAAATTTGGAGAAGCTTTTCCATGCGAAACTATTGAATCAGGAACAACCGCAGACGCTGGATACACTGGATTAGCCATAATTAACTATATAAAATTACACCAGTAGTATTAGTTGCAAACATTTTAACGGTTGAAAATGAAAGTGGAATTGGAAATGTAACGCTACTATCATTTGCCATGTGCACTATATGCGTATTATCAACAACCAATGAAGCGGCAGCATTACTTCCATTATACACTCCATGTATAAAACTAGCGCCAGTAATAGTAGTAGCGGCAGTTGTTCCTAATGTATATAATTTTCCAACTTTTAAATAGTTATTACTCATAATTTAATTTTACACCTTTCTAGAAAGGTACACTAAAACTATTATAATCTGATATGAAATTTAGTCTATACAAGCCAAATTCTAAAGTAACTGGATGCGCGTTCCAATTTAAAATTGGACAAGGCAAAAATGATGAAAAAACATTATATGTAAGCGCTATTCAGCAGTCTTCATGGAATGAAAATACAAAAACTGGATCATTCTCAGACAATGCTAAAAATCCAGAAAAAACATTAAATATTAAGTTAAATGAAAATGAAATCGGAGGATTGCTATACGCAGTAAGACAATATACAGACTTTTCTGCTTTTCACACCTTTGATGACAATAAGACTCAAATTTCATTCAAGCCATATACAAAAAACAACGATGCAAAGACAAAGGCATTTTCATTTACTATCTCAAGAAATGGAAATCAAAAATTTGGTATCGGTATAGAACTTGGGGAAGCTGAAGCGCTGTCTGAATTTTTAAAATTTACTTTAGTCCAAATCTATTCAAATAGATCTATTTCAAAAGCTGAATAATGAAAAAAATTCTATTCCACTCTAATTTCTCTAGAGCATTTACTGGTTTTGGTAAAAATGCTAAAAACATTCTTAGATATTTATTTTCCACTGGAAAATATGAAATTATTGAAGCGGCAAATGGAATGGCTTTTGAAAATCCAGAAACAGCAAGACAACCTTGGAAGAGTTATGGCACAATGCCATCTCAACAAAAAGCAGATCAATTAAAAGCTCAAACTTCAGGTATTGAAAATTCATTTGGTTATGGATCTGGAATGATTGATGAAATTATTAATCTTGTAAAACCAGATATTTATGTGGGTGCAGAAGATATCTGGGGATTCAATGGATACTGGGATAAACCTTGGTGGAATAAAATTAATTCAGTTATTTGGACGACGCTTGATAGCTTGCCAATTCTTCCAGATGCCGTTAATGCGGCACCAAAAATTAAAAATTATTATGTATGGGCTTCATTTGCAGAAAAAGCAATGAAGCAAATGGGTTATAATAATGTTAAAACCCTCAGGGGTTCTGTAGATACATCTAAGTTCTTTAAATTTGATGATAATAAAAGAAATTTATTAAAACAACAATTTAATTTATCAGATTCTTTTGTAATTGGATTTGTATTTAGAAATCAACTTAGAAAATCGGTTCCAAATTTATTAGATGGATTTAATTTATTTAGAAACGCTAATCCAAAAGCTAATGCCAAACTATTGCTACATACGCATTGGTCTGAAGGATGGGATATTCCAAGACTACTAAAGGAAAAAAACATCTCAAATGATTTAATTCTAACCACATACTTCTGCGGGGCATGTTCTAGATATGAAGTCAAATCATTTAGCAAACAGGGAATCGGTTGTAAATTCTGTGGCACTGGCAATAGCCAAAACACTACAAATGTTTCCGCAGGAGTCTCAGAAGATCAATTAAATGAGGTTTATAATTTGATGGATGTATACTGCCATCCTTTTACTAGTGGTGGACAGGAAATTCCAATTCAAGAAGCTAAACTTACGGAATTAATAACTTTAGTAACAAATTATTCTTGTGGAGAAGATAACTGCACTCAAGAGAGTGGAGGTTTACCTTTAGAATGGTCTGAATATCGAGAACCTGGAACTCAGTTTATTAAAGCATCCACCTCGCCACAAAGTATTTGCGAAAAACTAACTGAAGTTTTCTTTACCCATCCAGATAAAAGAAATAAAATTGGAAAAATGGCAAGAGAATGGGTAATAGATAATTTCTCTATAGAAGTCATAGGAAAAAAATTAGAAGAAATTTTTGATTCTTTCCCCGAAGCATCTTTTGATTGGGAAACTGAAAAAGTTCCAGACGTAAACTACCCAATGCCACAAATAGATGGCAACGAAGACTTTATTATTGATTTGTATAAAAATATTCTAAAGGAAGATATAGACAAAAATAATACTACTTGTGTTGATTATGTAAATCACCTTAAGAATGGAGCGCAGAAGCAACAAATTTATCATCACATAATTCAACAAGCTCAACAAAAATTAAATAAACCAAAAACAATTGAGTTTAAAGATCTTTTGGATAAAGATGACGAGGGAAATAGAATGGCAGTGGTAATTCCTCAATCTGGTGGAGATGTTTTAATGGTAAACGCGCTTCTAGAAAATTTAAAAACTCTTTATCCAGAATATAATCTATATATTTTTACTGATCCAAAATTCTTTGATTTAATTCGTGACAATCCAGCAATTCATAAAGTATTACCATATAGTCCAATATGCGATAATCTTTTAGCATTAGAAGGTCAAGGTTCTCATAAAGGATTTTTTGAATTAGCATTTCTACCAACAATTACTACTCAAAAAATGTTTGGCTATCAACATAACGGAAAAGATAAACTTCAATTTTCATTAAATTAATATGGGACATCTTATAGAAGAATACGCAAAGTCGCTAGGAGTTAAAATTGGAAAACCAACTTTAGTTGATCATTATTATCCAACTCTACATGATAAATATATAACAATTCATACTGACGATAAAATTGATTCAAAAAATTATGAATACTTTTCTCAAGTAATAAATCTTTTGAAACCACTTCTATCACAAAATGGATATAAAATTTATCAAATTGGTGGACCTCAAGATCCTAAATTAAATAATGTAGATGCTTCTTTTTTAAATTTAAACTATAAGCAATCATCTTATTTAATTAAGAATTCAAAACTACATATCGGTATAGACAGTTTACCAATTCATATTGCCAGTACTTTTGATATCCCAATTGTTGCTTTATATTCTCATATTTATCCATCTAATGCATATCCATATTGGAGCGCAAAGGAAAATGTATGTATTCTTGAGGCAGATAGAAAAGGAAACAAGCCATCTTTTGGATATCAAGAATCTCCAAAAACGATTAGAACCATCAAGCCAGAAGATATTGCGACTTCTGTTTTAAATTTATTAAATATTAATAATGTCATTAATTTCAAGACTTTAGAAATAGGTAGCCATTATCACATTCCAGTTGTGGAAGTGGTGCCTAATTTTAGAGCAAATCTTCAAGATCAAAAAGATAAAACTATTTATATAAGAGCTGATTTACACTTTGATGATCAAAATATTGCATTTTGGTGCTCAAATTATAAAGTAAAAATTATTTCAGATAGAATGCTTCCATTGGATCTATTGAATCATTTTTCCTCTAAGATAGATCATGTATTTTTTAAATTAAAAAATATGGATATTCCACCTCAATATTTTGAGGAAGTTAAAAAAGCAAAAATTAATTTTACAATTTGTACTACCGATAAACAAAATCTGGGCATTATTAGAAATAACTTTTTCGATTTCAAAGTGGAGTATGACAATGTAAATGAAAGAGTTGAAGAATTTTCTAAAAAAGAATGTAAATTTTTAACAAATAAAGTTTTAATTTCAAATGGAAATATTTATGCAAGTGAAGCACATCTAAAGATTGATAAAAAACTTGACAGTATAAATGAAACAATATACAGTGATAATGACTTCTGGAAAGACGTAGAACATTATTACCTTTATGAATAAAACTAATTTTAAATACAATGAAGATGGAACAGTTAATTGGAGAGCAATGGTTAAACCAGAATATCTTTATGCTAATAAAGACTGGTTTGAATTGCGTGGAAAGCCTATTCCCGATTCAGTAGAAGGATTGGCAGACAATCAGCTTTTAATTAAACTTGGAGGTCTTAAAGAGCTTGCAAAGCTTAGGGGATATAATCAAATATCTTATGATGTTGTTAAGTGTGAAAGAGACTATGTTGTTGTTAAGTGTAGGATTCATTGGAAGCCTTTTTGTGAATCTGCGGAAAAAGGCATGACTGAAGATTATTGCACTTTTGAAGATATGGCAAATGCCACTCTTGAAAATACAAATGACTTTTGCGCAAAATTCCTAGAAACAATTGCTACAAATCGCGCATTTGTTCGTTGCGTTCGCAACTACCTCGGAATTAATATTGTTGGCGATGATGAAATTGACAAATCAAAAAATAAAGTAGCGGTATACGAAAACTCAGAAGCCAATATAGTCAATATTACTCCACAGGGTCTCTTAAAAAAGCAGGCTAAAGACAAGCTTGGATGTGAATCATTTGATGATTTTAAGACTTATCTACGTAAGCTGTGGCAAGAAGAAACATATAAAAATGAAGAAGCTAAGGCTTGGAATGATTTCACCACAATTCCAGCGAAAGAATGCAGAAAATTATTATCATTTATTAAATAAATGCAAACATCTTTTATTAAAAAAATTGTTACTGTTAATGAGTGGGTGACAGTAATGAATGACATTGATATCCTCTTTAAAGAGGATAATCAAAAATATGGACATGCTTGTGGTTTAACTCATGATAAGGAATTAATTACAAAATGCATTTCCCATGAATCATTATTACTTTGGAATATGCATGTTTGGGCTCATTTTAATGGTGAAAAATGGGATGGAATTTTTATAGGATCAATTAGAAAATCTGAAAAATTTAACAAAAAACTAATGGATGAATATCTTTGGCTTTCAAAGAATTCAGCAAAGGGCATGAGATTATTTAATATTGCAAAAAAATATGCAAAAGATCAAGGATGCGAATTCATTTACATGAATGTAGTAGAAAATCATCCAAAATCAGATCATTTAAAAAATCTTTATAAAAAGTTGGGTTTTCAAAAAGATACCGAAAGTTACATAAAACAAATTTAATAATTTAATATATTAATTGATCTTTTTGTTATAGCTGAAAATTGATAGGATGAAGTTGTTCCAGCTGCAGCATTAGATTGAATAGATATTGTATAAGTTCCTATTTCTGAATTTTCTGGTAAATACCAGATTTTCAGAAAGGAACTTATATTTTTGTTGTAATCAGTCGAATGATAAGCTTTTGTTATAAAATTATTAGTTTGCTTTGATGGAGTTTGAATATATATATCATAAGAATCAGCATTCACCACTGAATTCCATTTTATTTCTATTCCACGCAAATTTGAAATATATCTCAAAGAAGATATAACTGGAGCGGCTAGTCTATCTTTTTCTAAAACTTGAGATGCTTGCGATTGAGCGGTTAAAAAATTAAATGTATTTTGTAGATTATCTACTTCTGCATTATCCTCAATTTCTTTAAATTTGTCTAAATTATATTCAGAAGCAAGAACATTATATTCATTTATATAATTTTCTGAAATAGACATTATTTTATAAATTTTATCTTTTTTATTTAATAAGTTTAAAGAATAACTTGATCCAACTAATAATTTTGTTAAATCTATAGAAGTAGAAGATTTATATCCATCAAATTGATTGCTACTATTTGGAGATTTTCCAGATTTTGATAGAATCAATTCTGTATATTCATTGTATACTTCATCATTATATTTATAACTTCCAGTTGCGCCACTTAAAATATAAAATGTATCAATTGAAGGTCTATCGTTTTCAATAACATTATTATAAGTAATAACTGGATTTTTATAACTAGATATTGAAAATTTTGATACACTATTTTTAATCACAACTCCAGTATGACAAGCATCATCCGATAAATTATTCCACAAACACACATTGCGAGGATCAAAATCAATACTATTATAATAATTAGTATTAAATTCATCAACTCCACTATATCTCAAATATCTTCCAGTATCAAAATACTCAAAGAAATAATTTTTATAAGGTAATTGATATTTTAAACCTTCATTCTCTAAAACATCAAAAATTAATTTATCTTGATTTCCGATTAATCCAGTGGTGAATTGCCAATATCCATATTTAGAAGACTCATTATTAATATTTGAGTTCTCAATATATGTTAAAAATCCAGTTTCTTTTTTTATTTCATATATAACTGATGCAGGATTTAAAGTTTCTATTTTATATCTAATATCGGAAACTCCACTGAATGACTTGACTGGACTATAACTATCAAATGCATTCATTTTAAATTCAACATATGAATTCTCAATAGATCTACAATAAGCGCCATCATAAGTAATATTATTTTCACTTACTATTCGTCCACTTTGTTTTATTTTAGTTGAACCTAAAATTGGAGATGATGTGCAAAAAATTAAATTTTCTGGTATGAATTGAGAATTTGCATAATAATCATCATATTTTGGTTTTGCGACTGGAACATATAAAGAAATTTCCGAATCCATATAAATCAATGGATCTAATATTTTATCAATCGTAACTGAAAAACAATACTGATTATTATTTACTATCTTTTTAACCTGTCCAAAATTCTTAATTGAATTCATTAATTCGTCATTAACCCTGATTAAATCTCCAGGTTTGTATAGCAACGCTCTATTATCTGTTACAAATGTTATATTTGTATTTTCTTTAGAAGTCTGATATAGGAAGTATTTTCCGAATCTTCTTGCTTGAGCCTTAGATGTAACACCAAATGCATTTATATTTTTCTTTAAAATTCCCCTCTGTCTTATGCCATCTGAATCTTCCACGTATTCAATTTTTGGTTTGTAATTATCTCTAGCATCAATATACGCGATATCAACAGCAGTAAATTCATCGTCCTTTTTATGATTCGTATAATTAAATAAACCATCTTTAACATCAGAGTTATTGAATTCACCTATAATTGGTTTAATCCTATCATCATCAAAAGTTATCAGTGAGTTCATATAATAAACATGACCCCTGAATACCGAAGCGACTTGATTAAGCATGTCAAAAATATTAAATTTATCTGAAATTAAAGCATTGAATGAATGTCTTGGTTCAACCCCACCAAATCCATCAGAAACTCCATAATAGTAACCACTATCATCAACACAATCACACCAACGAGATATTTTATATAACTCCCAAATGTCAATTTGTTCAGATTCGATATAGTTACCCAATCCGTATCTTTTATTTATTAAAAGATCCATTAACACCCAAGCTGGATTATTGGACCAAGATAGTTTAAATGTACCGTCCCAATCTCCATCATAAATTTTATATTTACCTTTTCCCTCTAAATATCTAACATCTTCTTCATTTTCATTATTTGGAAAATAATTACTAGGAACTAAAACTTTTTTTAATTTACAATGAAAAGTTCTATTAGGAATTTGAGAAAATGCTCTTGAATCAATTTTAGTTCCAACTATTGAGGAAAATGGATATGAAAATTTCTGAGGAATTATTTCAGTAACTTTATTTAATAATATTTTTTTACTTATGAGGGGTGAGAGTGTCTCATGAGATCTTCTTGTTATTTTAACATATCTACGCATTGGATTTCCATATTGATCATTTTTTGGAGCTGGTATTTGAATTGTAACACCAGCATCATTTGCATATGTATTTTGTGTACTATATGTCGTATTTGAAATTCCAAGATTTTCAAAAAAAGAAATTACTTCATTTTTGTTATTAAATTTAAAATTTGGTTGAATTTCATATGAAGAAAATCTCATATCCACTGGTAAAAAATTATTTTCAATAAAACCTTTTTCTACAGATTTTAATATATCACCTTCATTTGGACAATCCACAGTTAAACTTTGTAGCGTAACACTTTTATTTAATTTATAATTAAATGTACTTACTGAACCATTTTTATATGCAAGAGTATAATAAGTCCAATATGATGTACCGAAAGTGCCATACTTGGAATAGCTAGAAGCTATTTGTAAATCAGAATAAGTATAACTAGTATTCCATTGTCCACCCGATTCATATCCAGATGTTATTTTATATGGAAAAGTGAAAGTAATTGTGTCATATGTCATATGTACACCTCTTAATGCCCAATTGTATGACCACATTTGAGTTTCAGTTCCAGGATAATTTATTGGTAATTTATCTGAATAATATTGAATATTTTGGTAAAAAGTTGGACCATTTCGAGTGCTATTATTTACCGATATTAGGGTGCTTAATGGTAAGTTTTTATTTAATTTAGTTTCATCTAGAAAATCATTTAATAAAAAAGAACTAATATCTTCATCTTGTAATTCTAAATAGCCATTTTGAATTGTTGGCTTTTTAAAAATTATTGTTAATTTTTTAGTATCTATATTATATATAGTATAAAAATTTCCATTTATGCTAATGGGATCTTTAATGGTTGTAGAGCTTATATAATTTCTTTTGTCAATAGCTTTTAATTTTATTAAATCTGATTTTCTAATTTCAAAAGAATCTGTCGAATATGTTTTTTGATACACATATGCACCGTCATCTATTATGGGAAGATATTGTAATGTTTGCATATCCGCTTCTTGATCATAAGCCATACGCCACTCTCTAACTATCATATCTCCCAAATAAGTTTCACGATCAATTTTTGTGTTAAGAACTAATTGAGAATCATATAAAGCTTGCTCAATATTTTCTGCTGTTAATATTAAATTTTCATTGTTAATAATTTTAAGAGTCATTAATAATGAATTAATATATTCAACATTATTTTTCAATTGAGTCGTGTATGATTTATCAATAGATTCATTTAAAATTGTCCTTTTCTCAACCCAATCCGAAAGATCATATCCTATTAAAAAATTAAATATAGAGTCAAATATATCCGAATCATCTTTTATAATATCATTTTTTGAAAATCTAGCTATAAAACCACCAAATGATAAAAATAAATCAGAGGGAAATTTTTTCTTTAAAGCCATTATTAATATATAAGAACTACCAAGTAAAGAATTTGCATATTCATAAATAATTAAATTTATATCTTGGCTTTCTGAAAAAATATTTTTAGCATCTCCATCGCTGCTATAGTTAATATATGAAACTCCGTCAATTTGATTTGATTTCCATGCGGGATCTATACTTACTGTTTCATAAGAAGTATAATTATAATTATATATTTTTAATTGTAGGCATTGAAGTGCCTCAGTATAAATATATTTATATGTATCAAAATAATATGCATTTTCAGAAGAAACGCTTTCAGAACAAGCATAAGAATCAACCACATATAAATTATCTGAAATTAATTTTTGAGAAGAAATTCCATTTGGCGATCTTAAAAATGAAATTGATTTAGCTAAATCTAAAATTTTAAAATCTTGATTAAAGAAATCCGAAACTTGCTGAGTTGTTAATGAATTATTTATTAATTGAGTGCGAATATCACAATAATTTTGTTGAATGGTTTTTGGATTATATATTGTTGAAGTAATTCCATTAATGTTACAATAAAATTTTTCAATAAATTGCTGTTGAGAACCTATATTAGAATTACATCCCGTTATATAAGAAATTAAATATTCATTATTACATGTTATTGCGCATAAATTCATATCTCCAAGATACATCTCTTTTTTATTTGATAAATAATATCCAGTAACTGAAGATGTTGGACCGCAACAGATCATCTCAAATAAATAAAGAGGCTGGTTTTCGTTGTAAATATTTCTATTTCTTGAGATGTATCCACCTCTATCCAAACTCATTTTGCAAGAATTTACAAATTCATAAGATTTTCTACCCAAATCTATTATGGCACTATCAGTTGCCATTCCAAAAATATTATATCTATAAGAGAAAAATTCACAATTTCCACGATATAATTCTCTTTCTTTGTGTTCATATCCCGTTTCAACATCGACAACTATAATTGCTGGTAATTTTGTGCCCGCAGTTATATTCTGTTTAGCTGATGAAGCATTTGGTATAGCCTCTCCATCCACTTGATCTCCACTGTTGTTAGTATCTTTATTTACGTATGTAGTTTTTGAATTATCTGGAATTAAAGTAGAATTCTGTGAGACATTTGAGTACAAAGCATAATAAAAAATAATATCATATTTTTTGTCTTCAGTATTTATGGATGTATATTGATTTCGATATAAAAATATAGTATTTGAATTATATGCAGTTTTGTCTACATTAAATTTGTCCGCACTTGGAACATTATTAATATTATATTTTTTAATATTATAGACAGAAGAGCTACCTATTAACTTTCCATTTTCAAATTTTATCAATATATTTTCTAAAGCTTTTGTTGTTGAATAGTCTGAGATATAAGCTGTGGAAGAATCAATATTTTTAAAATTAGAAGATTGATTAGTTGTCAATAAAAATTCTTCAAGAAGTTGATCTAGTATATTTAATTTTAAATAAATCAAGGAAGAATTTGTAAAAAATGAAAGTTGGCTTCTTAAATAAGATCCATTAATACCAATCAAATACAAATTACCAATTATATTTTCATCATATGATGATGTTGTATTTCCATATTTTAATTTATTTAAGTTTAAATACGGATTAATAATATATTTAAAAATATTAGGATAATTAACTTCAGAAATTAATGACGAAGCTTTCCAAGAAGATGATTGACTTTTATCTATAATAGAATTCCAATCAATATAATGATTAATAATGTGAGCTACTGTAGCTTTTTCAGCCAATTCTTTTGCGGAAGCTGTTCTGAATTTTACCGTTGCAATATAAAAATTATAATTATCAGCTTTTGTTGAATTTGTTAAATATGTTGATACGGCAGAAGATGTGGCTGGAATGGTATATTGAACAATTAAAGTAGAAGTTATTTTTTCATTAGCCGCTAATCCAAAGCAATATAAAGGACTCTGATCTTCATTTAATAATTTTAATTTTTTTTCTAATGAAGAAGTGGAATAACCTTTTATGTTAAAAGATTCATTCACAATGTATGAGTCATTTGGTATTTGATAATTTATTAAATTATTATTTATATCAGCATTCCAAATCGCAGCATTTCTCGAATTAACTCCAATTAAAGATTCAATTTGTGATACATTTGAACCTAAGCCATCTGATGAAATAGTATTATAATATAATGTTTGAGGATTATTTTTATCAGTAACTCTTTTTAAATTACATATGAGTAAATCTTCATTTAAAATTTCAACAGTTCGAACTCCATCTAAAATGTATCCATTGTTGTAATCCGATCCATATACTAGAAAATAAATATTTCCCTCTATGTAACCCAATATATTATTAAATCCAATAACATCACCATAGCTATTTACGCCTTGAGGAGCCAATGTTGTTTGATTTAGTTTACTCTGCAAACCTAAGGTTTTTGAATTATTTGAAACCAAATCAACATGATTTGTGTCATATAACTGTTGGACATTTAAACTTACAAAAATCTCCTCAACATTTTCATTTTCAATATAGTGCGTAATAGATGCAGCCTCTTGTGAAACTCTGGATGAAGAAGTTTTATCAAATTGAGTATAATTTAATTTTGCATTACATATTAAATATGGAGCACCTTTGCAGTCATATTCAATCGGCCAAGATTGAACGAATCTAATATCATCGCTAGTTTCATCTTCAATTAATGTTGTTACTACTGGAGGTGTATAAGAATTCGTAATTCCAAAACTTTTAATTCTTTGTATTCCTCCGTTAGCTAATGAAGAAGTTGGATTGAAACAATTACATATTTTATAAGGACCAATTAATTCTTTTCCATATTCTGTATCTATTTCTACATTCGAAAAATATTTTAAAGGAGCTTGTATCTCAGATCCATTTTTAAATTCAGATTGAACTAAATTATAATTAAAAAGCGAGGAGTCATTTTGAAAAACATAAATATTATTAAAATATCTATCCAAAACATCATCAATATTTTTTATTCCCGTTTCATCATTGTATATAGACCAGATATAAATATCTAAATCATAAACTTCGTATTTATAAAATTCATTAAAAGAAATTAAATTTTTCTTAAATGTTTTTTTACCAGCTGTTGTAGATGAGTTATTACCTATAAAGCTTCTTGGTAATTCAAAATAATTAAAAGAATTTAATGTTTCACCGCCAATAGAAAAATAAATATAATTAGATAAATCCGTCATTCCTATTTTAAGTGGCGACGGAGAATCTGGACCACCCTCATTAATATCAAATTTGTCTTTAGAAAGATTTATATTAAACTTTGAAATATTAATTTTTGTTAAAAATGGTCTTTCATTAATGATTGGAGATAAATCAAAAGCTTTTGAAATAAGAGGAATCGAATCAAATGAACCATTTAAAGATTTAACGAATTGAAATATGGAATCATCTGGATGATATGATGTTATAGATATTGAACTATTAAAATTAATATCATCAATTTCGGACGCCTTTACTATTGAACTTCTTGGAGAAGATGGCGTTAATTTAATGTCTTGAACATTATTTGTATATTTCCAATGTTTTTTTAACGCTTCCTTTAGAAAAGAAATGGAAATGGATTGTCTTTTTTCGGAAGAAGTTTCCTTAATTGGCGTATCATTTAAAAAAATACCTTCAAAAATATTTTCATCATATACTTTTTTGCCATTTTTATTTATTAGACCTTCAATTGGCCCATCTGATATCAAATCAATAATTTCAGCATAGGAAAAAGAATTTATTGTATTTAAATTACTAAATTGAGGGGGCGCAAGAACAGCTGGATATTGACTTACATCGGGTGGTGGAGCAGATTGACCACCTTTACTTCCACCTCCAGCGCCGCAAATTGTCAATTTTTTCTTTAAAAATAAATTATTCATATTAGTCAGTCAAAAAATCTAAAAATACAGATGAATTTTGCGAATTTCTAAATTCATTATATGCAGTTATATTAGTGGAATAATTTTTCACAGAAGCTGATAAAATTTGAGATGAAACCTTCATTTTTCCATATCCAATTGGTATTGGAGAACCTTGCTGTGTAGCATTTACATTATTAGAAAAAATATAAGATCTACCTTTAGCCTCAACCATTGCAGTGGCTCCTCCTACAGATATTGCACCTTGTTGAGGTGGAGAAGCTTGTTTATTAATTGCGTTCATTAAAAATGAAACGCCTAAAGATACAGCGGTAGAAATTATAGTATTTGCTAAAAAAGCAACAATTTGACCTGCAACTGTCAATCCAGCTGTAGTAGCTAATCCCAATCCAACTGCTATAGCGACACCCGAACCAATTATCATAGGAATAATATAGATATTTTTTATATTTTTTCTCTGCATTAATTTATTGGAGTCGTCAATTTGCTCAGAGTCGCAAATCATACAGTAATTTATATTTTTTTTATTTAATTTAAAGAGTTCATTGATAAAGCCAGAGCGATTTGCATCAATAGCATTTAATGCAGACATGCCATTTGAAACATTAATTTTAAATAAAGATCCAAATTTTTTTCCAAGAATTCCTTTTATATGTATTGAGGTCATACTTAATTTTAAATTAGTTAAATAAATTTTAAGCTCTCAGATTCTGAGTGTTCAAAACTATTTTCTTGAGCAAATGTTTCATTTGTTGAGTAGTTTTTAACTGATACGTTCACAACTTTAGATCCTGCTAAAAATTTTCCATAACCTATATTTACTAGCGCTCCTTGAGATGCTAAATTACTTGGGTTTGAAAAAACATAAGATTTTCCAGATGACTGGTTAACAAATGTTGCTCCACCAGTAGATGTGGAAGTTTGCGGAAAATTTATCTTTTTTGGAATTTGTGCTGCACCAATAATTAATGAAATTCCAGTTTGTCCAACATAAAAAGCAGATTGATATTGTTGAAAAATAATTAATACAATAGCCACAACAATTAAAATCACACCAATAACTGTCATTAAACCCTTTCCAGAGCCATTTATAATAGGCAATATGTCAATTGAATTACCATTAATTTCCAAAGAATAAATATATCCATTTGACTGTAATTCAATAAGTTTTTTTCTAAAATTTGGCTTGATGGCATCAATAGCCTTGACTACATCACTCATCTTTCCTAAATGAAATTTAAATGATGTGCCAAATATTTTAGATAAATAACCATGAATTTTAACTTCCGTCATATTAATTCCTTTAACCTTTGTATTATATTTACATCATAATCCTTGTATTCAGGTTCATAAATATAAAACTTTTCTGTATTAATGGAATAAATTAAAAACGGATAGCAACAATTTTCAGATGTTTTTTCATCAAATTCAGATGGTTTTTCATCTCCAGCTAAATGCGAATGAAAAACACACAAACAAGAATATTTATTTATAAATGCCAAATAATCATATGGATCAATCATGAAATAAGTTTCTGGATCTTTTGATCTATTTTGCATCTGAGTATATACAAATTTATTATTTTTATCCAAACCAATCATTGAACATAACTCAGCCATGAGGCTCGATTCAGATTCCTTGGCTAAAAAAGATATTAAATCTTTTAAATTATTAAATATTACATCTTTATTGCTCATATTTAAATTTATCAGTTCCAGGAAATCCACCAAAAGGCATTACGCCATTAACGGTATCAGAATCATTATATGCAATATAAGCATTACCTAAATAAGAAGGATTTTTAAATCTCTTTTTACAAGCATTAAGAGTCTTCGAGCACCCGTCCTTTTCCCAAAAATCTATTGACTTATTGGGAATAATAAATTTAGAAGATTTATGAGCTTGAATACAAACAAAAAAAGTTCTAGGTGGATCTTTGAAACCATTGAAATCTATATTTTCGACAAATACAATGTCTCCAGCTTCATAATCCGTATCTAATTCCCATTTGAATTCTTTAATTGTATTAGAATAGGTTAAATTTTTAAAATTACCTGCTTCATTTTTTATAAATTGACCGCTAGAAGCTTTTGATCTATTGGGAGAAACTTTAAAATTGTCATCATTTTCTTTACAAATTAAATCTCCCTGATAATTACATCCCATTCCCCTGTATTGCCAGTAACAATATCTTCCATAAATTGCTCTAGTTGCAGTTTCCAAACTTTGCAAGTCAAACGGAGTAATTAATTCAAATTGAACTATTTGTTTATTTTCTACTATTTTTTGAGATATTAAATATTTTTCTTTCGAGATGTAAGCCAATGGATCTGGTTGACCAAATGGATTTTCAAACTGGTCAAAATTTATTGCATCTAGATGTTTTAAAAATAATTTTATTCTTACAAATTTACCATTTCGAAAATCAGAATAATCCCTTAATATGCTAGATATTATATAATCTGTATTAGCTACAGTTACTTTTGGCCTAGGTAAACGTCCCATAATATTAGCTTCAAAACCTTCTACTTCTACAGCAGAGGCGTAGTATGGATTGCCATTCCAAATAATATCTTTAGTTAAATTATTTGTGCCTGCATGAAATCTAAATGGCTGTTCAGTAACGCTAAAATATAATTCATATAATTCAATAATAGCGGAAGGCTCAAGATCAATTAAAGATCTTCCTATTTCATATCTAGCCTCCAAACCTAATTCATCTCTTGTTGCCATATTTAATTATAAATCTAACCAATAAAAACTCTTGACTTTCACTACAAAAGATTTACACTGTATATATGGGGTATCGAAATTCATTTGATTTTAGCGGACAAAATCAACTTTCTGGTGAAAAAGCAGAAGATCTTTTCGAGAAAATGGCTTTAAAAAGAAATTTAAAACTTCAAAAAGCTACATACAAACAACAATTATCTCATATTGATTTCATCTTAACTAATGAAAATAACAATATCTATCTTTTGGATATCAAAGCCAGAAAGAAAATTTCTAGAACTTCAGAAGCATTTTCTGATGATTTAATATGGATTGAATTCAAAAATGTAGCTGGAAATCAAGGATGGCTTTATGGAGCTGCTGACTATATAGCCTTTGAAAGAGAAGATGATTTCGTCATTGTTCCAAGGAAAAATCTTGCATCATTATGCGAAAGATTAGTTTCCAATACTAAAGTTCAAAAATCAAAAGATTCTCTATATAATAGATATACTAGGAGAGATAGAAAAGACGAACTATCTTTAATTAAAATGGAAGATGTAATTAAAAATATTAAAGTTTCAATTTGGAAGAAATGAAAGCCACAATTAAAATCATAGGCGCAAATAAATATACTGACGGTCTTATTGATAGAGTATTAAGTAATGTTTCCATCGCAAGAAACAAAGAGGGCGCGATAGTATTCATTACTGAAGATTTAATAATTAAAGAATTCTTTATTGATAAAAATGCCTCCATTCATTTTACGGATCATGGATTTGTTGTCGAGGGATATGGCATTATAGGTTATAACGTAGGAAAACTTTCAATTTTAGTTCAATCTTATGAAACAAATGCTATCTTATAAGGATGTAGTTTTACTACCTCGATATTCAGAAATAGAATCTAGAAGTGATATTAATACTGAAATAGATTTTTTGGGATTTAAATTTAAATGCCCAGTAGTGCCAGCAAACATGGCTTGCTGTATTGACTTTAAAAGCGCAGAGACCTTAGCTACTCAAGGATATTTTTATATCTTGCACAGGTTTTATGATTATTATACTCAAATTATTCCTTGGTTAGCTAGAAGTCAGGGATCATTTCCACTCAGCATAAGCATGGGAGTCAAAAACACTGATGCTGATTTTTTAAATCATTTATCGCAATCAGCATTTAAAATTGATTTCGTTACTATTGATGTAGCTCATGGACATCATATTTTAGTAAAGAAGATTTGTGAATATTTCCACTCTTTAGAATGGAAGCATAAACCAAAATTAGTTGTTGGAAACTTTGGTTCGGTTGAGGGTTGCAAGGATGCCATAAAGTGGGGCGCGGACGCAGTTAAAGTGGGTTTAAGCATGGGTGCAGCCTGCACCACATACAATACAACTGGAGTAGGCACTCCCATGTATTCAGTAGTAAAAGAAATATGTGATGCGATTCCAGATATCATAGTAATTGCAGATGGTCAAATTCGAGAAACTGGAGATGTATGTAAAGCATTACATGCAGGAGCATCAATGGTAATGGTTGGAGGTATGTTTGCGGCTTGCGTGGATAGTCCAGCAGAATTTAATTTTTATAAAACAAAAAAATTATTCTATGGATCAGCTTCTGAAAAGAATAAGGGTCATAGCGGATATGTAGAAGGCAAAGAGTGTTATATTGATTGTAATAATTTGTCTACATTAGAATTTTTAAATAAAATTGAGCAAGGTATAAGATCTAGTATGTCTTATGCTGGTGTAAATAATCCATATTCGATCTCTAAAATGGAGATCGCTCAAAGATATGGAAATTAAAACTAAAATTCAAAAAATAGTAAATGTATTTGAAAGTGGCACACCAGACGGTGATTATGGTTGTATATCATTATATGAAGACGGTCCAAATGGTATTAAACAAATTACATATGGAAAAAGCCAAACTACAGAATGGGGAAATTTACCAGATCTTCTTCGCACATATATTAAAAATACTGGAAAACTTTCACTTAATTTTGTCGAATATGTCGCAGGGAGCCTTGGAAGGGTTTCTCTTGTTAATGACAAGATTTTTATTTCCTTATTGAAGGAAGCATCAAAAGACCCAATAATGAGATCTAGTCAAGATGAATTTTTTGACAAGCATTACTGGGAACCAGCAAAAGCTTGGTTTGATAAAAATGGTTTCAAATCAAATTTGAGTATGTTAGTTATTTATGATTCTTTCATTCATTCTGGTTCTATTCTTAAATTTTTAAGAGATAAATTTACAGAAAAAGTTCCTGTAAATGGTGGCAATGAAGAAGATTGGATTCTTGCTTATTGTAAAGCTAGATATAACTGGTTAAATAATCATTCAAATCCAATTTTGCGAAAAACCATTTACAGAGTAGATAATTTTTTAACAGCTATTAAAGAAAATAACTGGGATCTTTCTGAAACTTTCGTAGCAAATGGCACTAAAATCTCTTGACTTTGAATAAAGATCAGTTATTATCTACATACACCATGCAAAACACAGAAATTCCTACAATCTCTCAAGCAATCAAAAAAGCCAATTCCGCACAAGTGGATTGCCTATGGGCAATTTTGAAGTATAAGGAAATCGGGATCTTGAGGAAAGTTAAATGCATGTCTGAAGTTTTGAGGTTTGACCTTGATAAGGCTTGCAGCGAACTACCAGTAAATGAAAATGGATTTATTGTTGACTATAAGACTCGTCACTTGATCCACGATATTCTTTTGGAGAAATCACGAAATGTCGCACCAAGAACCTAATTTTAAAGAGTTGATAACTTCCACTATTAAAAGTGAAATAGTAGCGTATGAAATTGTTGATGGCAGCAATGAATACATTACTTCATATAGTGCTGCTTTGAAGAAAAATACAAACGGAAGGCTAGATGGCTTAAAGCTAGCTAAAGATGCTGTAAAATTCAAGCAGGACTATAAGATTCTGGAAGTGTATGATAATGGGTATAGAAAGTATTTAGAGATTTAAAGTATAGCAGGGTAGAGAAGTCTGGTCGATCTCGCGACGCTCATAACGTCGAGGCTACTTAAACGCGCTAAAGTGGTTCAAATCCCGCCCCTGCAACTTTTTTAATTTCTTCAAAAGCTTCAGTTGGATTATAAAACCTATCTTCAAAAATAAGAACCTTCCATCCAACTGAAGTTAATACATCAATTTTAATTTTATCTCTATTTTGAACTTGCGGTAACGAATGATTTCTTAAAGAAAGCTGTTTATAATGCCAAGGTCCATTCCAAAGAATGGCAATATTATAATCATCAATAATAATATCTGCATCCCAGCCATCTTTAATAATTTCATTATGTCTTACTGATTTAAAGTAATTTTTACAGAGTTGAAATAAATTTATTTCATCTTTGGATCTTCTAGTTATTTTTGAAGCTGAATTCCTGCCTCCTAGGCTAGAACCTTGCTTCTTTCTTATTGAAGAGCAGTCTTTTGAGCAACATAAATTTTTGTAAGTTTTAAATTCTTTACCGCAGTTTTTGCAAAAAGCAGTTTTTTCAGTTTTTTTGGGTGTAAAAATTTTACATTCATCACACTTGGCAAGTTTTGAATTCGCGTTCTTTCCAATTTTAATATTTTTATTACATATATTGCAAAAGCAATCTTTTGTTAAGCCTTTTTGATAAAAACTTCTTGATTGCAAGCGTTGTGTATTATTATATTTGCCAGCACATGATTTGCCACAAAATTTTCTCTCTATTCTTGAGGCGGGAGCCAAATAAGGCATTTCGTTTTGACAAAAAAGACATTTATCTGGATTTAGTTTGTATAGCTCTTGACTTTGTTCAAATTTTTGTTTATGAAATTTGCCAGCGCCTAAATTCCATCTTTCTGTTCTTGATTTCATAATATAAAATACATTTGCGGATAAGGTTTGTGAACTAAATGTTTTTAGCTAAAACCACTTTCTCAGTAACCACAAACCCACTGGTAGTAGGTTTTGCTGTAATTGGAATGTAGCAGCATAGAAATCCTGCTGAGAAAGCGACACATGCCATTCTGTGAATACGGAGTGCTTGGTCTGGGATGTCTCAGACGACTGAGTTGTGTGACTAATCGGAGAGACGATTATTTGAGTTCCCCCAATTGGGGTGCGACACCTGCCAGTGGCTCCATGCCGCTGAGATCTGATTTGGCATAGCACCTGCTGCTTACGCTAGTTGGGTCAGTGGTGTGACACTGGGAGAGACTAGAGTTCTTTTAAATTTAAATGGGGGTGAAAGGATTCGACTATATCGAAGTTCTTAACTAACATGCAATGGATAGGATTGACCATTAAAAAACAATTCAAAAAATCAAACGCCGAAGATAATACTGACGCATTGTTGGCAGAAGCTAGCTACATCATCAATAACTTTGATGAATTCCTCGTTGAGGAAGAAGTAGAAGCTGCTGTTTAACAAAACAGAAGCGGACTCCGTTAAAACTTCTGTAAAACGCAACGGGTAGGGTAAGATCGTGAAACCCTGAGAAAAAAATCGAGAGTGACTGGTAGACTCCGCGCCAGTAGGTAGACTCTAAAAGTAGGTGATGTACCACGACAACCTTTAGTCATCAAATGTCGAACGCATCTAAGCATGTAAGTAGTTAGTTACGTATTAGATATAGGACTCGGCTTCGAT